CATGTTCTGATTCTGTTTCCAAAGAACCTTTAGTACTGTTTAATACATATGTACCGTAGTGTTCTTGTTTAGTTACTTTTTTCATGGTTTTTAGTTTTGAGATTATTATTTAAGTTTAATATCCCTCTGCACTCAGTTGTAAAATTGGATTTTTCAGCTACCAATACACTCTGCACCAATATTTCTATTGGGCAAAAGCTCTGTACTATTGAGACTTATTTACAACTGCTCACCCTTGGGAAGTGAGTTATGGTGCATTAATATTATATTTTTACAAAGTTTCCGGAAGCATTTACTGTCCTAAAGAACATAACACTAATAACAATACTATAAGTAATAGTAATACTGATTAATGTATGTATAGACATGTTATATGTGTTGTTAACAGGGTACTGGTTAAGCACATGTTAGCTATATAAATATTCATAGACAGCAAGTTAGCATGTTTTAGTTGTGTGAGCATGATTAGATATGTGATGGAAGTAGAACACCTTTCCCCACATTAACACACATCAACGCACAATTTACAAAAATATAACTGCTTGATTATGAGCAACTGAGTCTCATTGTTACACACGGTGGAGACAAGTATAATATATGTTCACATAACTACTGTAGTCAAGTTAATATATAGTTGAGCAACTTATAACTGTACACATGTACTAATATATACCTGTATTATAAATTAATATGTTGACTAAACAACTTGTTGCAAGCCCGCACCGGTAGCCCATATTGGTGTAGGGTTGGCAAAAAAGAGGATGTAGTAAAAAATGAGAGACCATACGTATGTATAGTCCCCCATTGTTATTACAAGTCCTTTAGGTCTTCCTCCTTGATAGTCACTTGTGGTGCTGTTTGGAAATCCCCAAATAGTGCGCCCGTTATTCTGTCCGCCATTTTCTGGTTGAATTCATTTCCAGCCCCTACTGACTTTGCTAAAGCCCTAGCCCTTCTTTCAGTCCCATTATCTAAGGACCATTTTCCGGATTTCATGCTACGTCTAAGAGGCACTCCCTTTGGATTGTCATAGCCCAAGATAGGATATGCAGACCAAAATAGTGGTTCACCTGACTCGTTTACCTTGTAGTAGGCTCCTTGGTCTTTGGCGTATAACTCAAGGTTTTCCTTACTGCCTTTGATAGTAAAGACAAAGACCTCATTGACTTCCCCTGTGGTAGTGTCCACTTTTGGGTAAGAGTTGCCGGTAAAAACTGCTGTCAAGTTTTTTGCTGTTTCCATTTTTGTTTCCATTTTGTTTGTTTTTTGGTTTATAAAATTTGTTATCAAGATAAGTTAAGGGTTGGCAAAAAAAAGGATTTGAAAGTAAAACATAGTAGTATAAGATGGTGTTTCTTATACCACTATGAACTTAAATTTAATTGTTAATAAGTGGAAGTTATAATTCCCCTAATTCATTACCATACTCCATTACCTTATTGCATGACACCAATTCCTGTTGTTGTTCTTCCTTCACGTAGTTTACAACTGAGTAAAATTGGTTGAAGCTGGCAGTTTCATGTAGTAATTCCTCAATGGTTTTACATTCCATAATGCGCTCTCTTAGTCCATGTCTTATGTCACGGAATGGAGCTGTTGTTAAACTATGGACTAACTTTGTTAGTATACTCTTGTCTATTATAACAAGGTTGTCCATATTGTTGTTATCATGGCTTAAATCAAGAATTGATTGTTCACCTACTTGCAAGTATTTTTTCATGATGTGATAGTTTTAATGATTATACCATTTGAGTTTAGGGTTGGCAAAGAGAAGGAAAAACTGTTGTACCATTTGGTGGTACAATTGTAAAAAAAAGAAAGAGGCCTAAGCCTCTTCTTTTAGCGATAGCATGGTGCTAAGGTGTCCCAACTTGTTGATAAACATGATGGGAAAACCATTGGCACCTTCTATGATGCGGAATTCAATGGCACACAAGTCATTGACTTCCAATTCATCAGGCAGATGGTCTTTAGGAACGCGAGGTAACCACTCATTGGTTACAAAGTTCTTAATGCACCAGAAGTCTGGATACTTCTCTGACTCAAGGAAGATGACAAAGGCACTCATGTCTTTGTCTACTTTCTTAGGAGTAGAAGTTTTTGTGAAAGATTTTTTAGTGTTAGCGACAAAAGATTTCATAATAATTAAATTTAAGTTTAATTGGAGTCAGGGTTGGTTGCTTGCAGGAGAAAACTTTTTGAAGGATGAAAAAAGTTTTTGTAGGCAAGTAGCTGAAGACTTGGCCTAAAGAACAGGGGGGTAGGGGCCCCGCTGGACTTGGCCGGGGGTTCAGCGATAGGGGGTCACCACATTCTCTAATATGGAGTATTCCCATATACCTATATGGATGAAGCTATGTCAGCCATATTACCATGGGGTAAGTTACCACTTGGTAATATGTGAGGGGGGTTCTTTAGTGATCATAAAATTTTTATAAAAAATTTTTTAGAGAATATATGTGATATAGGAAAAGTTGTTATATTTGTGCATAATGATTGAAAGATGTATGAAGAAGCCTGAGTATTTTGATGTACTCAAATTTAATGAAGAGGATAGAGAATCCGTATTTAACTTTGTAGGTAAAAAGGCAGAGTTTATAAAGCCTGTAAATACAAATGTCCTTACTTTGTTTGTAGAAACTTTTACTGGACCTAGAAAAGTTAGTCATGGATACTACATAGTAAAAGGTGGTTTAGATGAACAATTTAGTGTATTCTCACCAAATGAATTTGAAAGTAAGTTTATTAAAGTAAAGAAAACCGAAAATAAATAGTTATGAGCAAAACAACAAACAGACAAAAAGTTGAAGTATTGAAAGGATGGCTTCACTGGTTATTAATTAACAAAACAAAAAAGAAATGAGTAAGACAGTTGTAGAAATGGGTGGACCTGTTATTAGCATGAATGAAGCTAAGGTACTTTCATTTGGTGAGCAGTTAGTAGGGATTGAGTTCAATCCATCTAATGATGCTGGTGTAGCTAAAGTAAAAGAATTATTTGCTGAAGTAGCTAACATTCTTAAAGACTCTTACCAAGAGGGTCCAGGAAATCCAATTAAGAGTTTATTATTTGACCACGCAGTTGGTGAATTAATAAGTGCACAAATGGCAGTAGTAAAAGTAATCACGTTTAAATAATGCATACATTAAAATTATTCAGAAAAGAATTTGGTTGGGTAGGTTTAATAACCTTAGATGGTGAAAACCAATGGGGTTATAAAGTATATTATAAGCCTGATGAAAAAGCACTTTCAGTTATAGGTGCCAAATATGATAGCTATGAAGAAGCAGAATATGGATGTATTGAGTATATTGCAAAACAATTAAATAAATAAGAAAATGAAACTATTAGGAAAAAGAATTTTGATCAACGTACCGGAGATTGAAAAAGCACTGATAGAGTTATCACCTGCACAAGAAGCTGAACGCGAGAAAGAAGCTATCAAGAAATGGACTCAGTTAGAAATTCACTCTGTAGGAGATGAAGTAGAAAAAGTAAAAGCTGGGGACAAAGTATATGTTCAAACATTTGCTTTAGAAGGAGCAGAAAGAATAGATCTAGATGGTAAGATTAAGTTGTTAGTAAAAGAGTTTGACATAGCAATAGTATACTAAGATGAATGAAATGCGTTATGAACAGTATAATAGAGCTGTTATGAAAGATTTGAAAAAAACAAATATAAGTGTTACTGAAGAGCCTAAGTGTGTTGATCCTCAAGATTATAGTAAGAGAATATTGGACAACATGCCTAAATGGACCAACATTACATCTCCTACTCCACAACCAGATGCATTAAGACCAAAGCATTATGGTGGTGAAGGAAATAAGTTTGAAGTATTTACCGTATTAGAAGCTTGGGGATTAGACAAAGATTTCTATTTGGGTAACGTAATTAAGTATGTTGCACGTGCTGGTAAAAAAGATCCTGCAAAAGAAAAGGAAGATTTACAAAAAGCTTTAGTATATTTGCAGCGTAGAATTAATAGTTTATGATTGTTGTTTACTTGTTTATAGGAGTTTTGATATTATATGTTCTGTATGAATTACAGAAGTTTTG